GATACCCTTTAATGCGGCCGCGCCAAATAGCGCCCCAAGGAGAATTGGTGCAAGTTGCTTTAACTTGGGCAACAACGTGTCAGATGCCCAGTCCAATATAGAATCACCTAGGGATTTTAGAGCATCCCACATCACAGGCTTCAGGTTTTCCCACGCATAAAGAAAGGCTTCGCCAATTGGGGCAAGTGCGTTTGCAAGGAAACTTCCGGCTCCACCGTCAGACAATTTCTTCTTGCCCGAGATGAGGTCGACAATCGTGACAATTCCGTCTCTCACCATCTCAGACATCCATTTTATGGCACTCGCAACGATCCCGCTGACGGCCTTGAAGAAGGTCTTAAACCCGTTCAGAACGTTCTTTCCTGACTCACCTTGCGAGTTAAAGAAGTCAAGGAACTTCTCCTTGATTCTCTTCATCAACTCTGAGAAAGAAAACCTTCCCGTGGAAACTTCTTTGAAAAAGTCTTTGATCACATCAACGATTCCACCCGTGAGTTTCCTAAACTTGCTGGGTTCAAACATGTCTTTCAGGCCTCCAAAGAGTTGCTTAATGCCTGGGAACATGTCCATAATTGTCTTTCCTAACCTCCTGCCCTCTTCGCGGAAGACCTTGAGCGAACCGCCCATGTTCTTGAGAAGGTCCCTGAATTCATCAGTTCTCTCAAATCCTTGGGTAACGCCGTCTATGAATTGTTTAAAGAACCCGCCTTGTGCAGAGAAAGGCTTCTGCATCTCAACGAGGGCATCCTTCAGTTCTCTGAGTACGGTTGTCTGATCGATCTGGGCTTTTTCCGCCTCTTCTCCTTTTTGCGTGATCTGATCCAGCGCAATTCCCTGGTTTTTTAGGGCAAATACCTGTCTGGCTGTTGCCTCGTCCATTCCGACTGACGTAGCCAGCAGGTTTAATTCCTGCCTGTTCATTTTTTCTGCGTCCTTGCCGGCGGCGGCAAATGACTTACGTAACATATCCACTTGAGACGCAGGATCTTGTGCCTCCATCATCTTGAAGGCATCTATGTTGACACCAAACGCCTGAGAAAGTTTTGATGCATTTTCCGCAGCACCTTCAAATGTTTCAAACGCACCCAAAGTTCCTGTGATTTTATCAAGTTCAACACCGAGCTTTTGGGCATACGTTGCTGCGACGCCTATCTGTTTGATCGTCGCACCTGCAAAATTCTTCACGTCACCCATGGCCTTTGCCATGTCTCTAGCGATGTGTTTTGAATCAACTCCAAACGCCTTACTCATCGCACGTGATTGCTTGTGAACGCTTGTTGTTACACTGTTCAGGTCTTGACCCGTTGCAATCGCAACGCTTCCCAAGGCACGCATGTCTTCATTCGTCAGGCCAAGGCCCATTTGGATCGCCGGAAATGCTTGCCCTGCAGACTTTATCTCGGCAGAAAGCTGGTTGAACACCGGTCCCATACCTTGAGCCATCGACAAAAACGTCCGCGCCGCTTCAGCATCTGTGCCAAAAATCTTAAACGAATCAATCCCGGCCTGCGCCAGTGACTTGGTGTCACGCGCCATGGAAACGACAGCCTTAGAACTCGTTTGCTGCAGGTTTCCATACTCTCTCTTGATCTCCTGCAACGCGTCAAACCATTCGCTTGTTTGACCTGCAAGTTCATTTGCCTTTCCGGCAAGGTCGTCAAGGAATTCAAATGGAATTGATATGATTGCCTTTCCAATCTCCAGTATTGAATCTACGACTGTAGAGATGGTGCCTTTCAACAACTTAAAACCTGCGCCCACGGCGCTCAACGACGACATCAACCCATCAAGCGCACCGGCGGCGAACACCGCCGATTTTGGAAATCTTACCTTCAACTCCTCGGTGAAGTTTTTCCAGCGATCTGACAGAGAGAGTACCACTTCGTCATTTTTCTTCAAGGCGGTCGTCAATTCACCCGATTTTGAGGCAGATTTTTCAGCCGCCTCGGCGGCCTGGTTGACGGTGTCATTTAACGAGCCCATCGATTCGTTTGCCTCAAGGGCCTCTTCGTTCATGTCCTGCAAGGCTTGTTGACTAGTTTTACCCATTTCCTGGATTTTTTTAGTCAGTTCATTTACGGCCTTCACGACCTTGTCTAGGCTTGACACAAGGGATTGTGTGTCTAGAGATTTCATGGAATCATGAATCTGACCCATTATCTGAACTTGTTCTATTTGCTTCTTGTTTACAGAGTCAATTGCAGTGGCCATCTGCTGAGTGATGGACAACATGCTCTTGGCGATGCCAAGTTGCTCTTGCGATGGATCTGAACTTCCGGGTTTTGCCACAACTTACCTCTCACAGGGGCCAGGAGATCCCAAACACTTTTTCGAACTTTGCTGCAGATGAGTTTTTCAGATTTAATTTTTTCATGACGGAATCGACGGTTGCATTCGGTTTGTGCAATTCTTCTTGAAATTGTCGAGAAGCAAGCATTGCCTCCTTTATGGCATCTATCTCTTCCTTGGTTCCTCTGATTTGGGTGTTTACAGTTTTCCCCTTGGTCGACGCAACAAGTGTTGCAAGCAACAACCTGCATAACTTGTTGAATCTTTGTTTGTCATTTGATTGCGGCACAATATCTTTCTGCATGTGACACCCCCGATCAGATATGTATGTCAATACTTAGATATGTATGTCAATACAAAAATGGCGGCCTTTATTGGCCGCCATTTTACGTAAATCTTCTCAACCTAGAGGGAACTTGAGCACGAGCCTTGTTTTGCAATGACCTTACATCAGGTGTATTTTGATGCAAAGCCTTGGATTGTGTCTCTCCATTGTCTTTATTGAGTTCTTTTCCGATTCTCTCTATGAACCAACGTTTATAAGAAACTGGCATCCTATAAACTTCTTCGTAGAGAAATCCACCATAGTACATCAATAAAAACGTGGGCTCAAGTAATACTTGCTCCTTATCTTCCGGCCGAAGGCCAAAGAAAGCTGACCCCAAGGGGCATATTTACCTCCTCTACGTGACCACAAGCAGGACACGTTGTCTCCTGCTTCATTTCAATGCCTGGTTCGTTGTTTTTTACGTAATTTCGAAGCGCAAGAGAATCACGAGCGGGCATTACCTTAACGAAGGACGCAATCTTTGACCTATCGTCGATACCGTCGATTGAAACAATTGAGTAAAGAAGAGAAGTCGTCACGTTAGACTCAGAAGATAAACCTAGCTTCTTTTGCTTCTCTCCCGTCGCCAGGATTTCCTCCTCATCCCTACCGGTCAAGAACCTAAACTTTACCGTCTTCTTAGACACCGGAAGCATAAACTCGAATAAGTTCTGACCCATTGAGACGGGAGAAACTTCAAGTCTCTTCAGGGGTAGACCCGTCAGGTCAAACCTATGCGGCGCCTTCGTGCCACACTCGCCACACTCCATCTCTGCGTCATATTCAGATCCATAACCGGTGATCCTGATGGCGACCATCAGCGCATTTCTGTCTCCGGTGAGCAATTCTCTCGGATCAATGCTCTTGTCCACAAGGCACGATCTGATCAATTCGGTGATGACAACGCCCTTCTTGAGGTACGCCTTGCTCGTCAAGATGTCCTCCTCCCTTGCTGTCATTGCTCTGATGTCAACAGTTTCACGTCCATGAAGAGACGATTCAACTGGGTAGACAAGTCCGTTTGATGGAAGTGGCATCGTCTCCACCGGGATGTCTAGACCGAAATCTGACTTCGCCTTATCGTAGGAACTTACCTGCTGAAACCTCGGATCAACACCCGGAACTCCACCTCTAAAAATTTCGTTCTTCTGTTCACGTACTTCTGACATTATAAACTCCTTGTGTCAAATCTTAAAAATTGGGGTGACGACGTAAATAACAAATTGACGCAAAACGAACATAATTTATTGTGACTGATATTTACAACATGTCACTAAATCACACATACGTAGGCGAAGGCTACACCCCGGCATACCAAATATCTGCCGTGCCATTCTTGACGTCATCCACGCTGCAGGCAGAAGAGATAAAACTGGTACGTTTTGAGTACGTTACCCGGTTCCTGACGGTGAAGAACACGGGTCCGACGAGCAGTACCATCGCCATGGGATTCACCGGCAACGGCCTGAAGCCATCAAATTCCAATTTCTTTGAAATTGATGGTGGAGAAACCTTTAGCGAAGAAATCAGGTGCACCTCGGTGTTCCTGTCGGCCTCTGTGGGTGCCCCAACGTTCTCGCTGGTCGCCGGATTGACACAGATCCTCGACAGGAACTTCAACCCGATCACCGGATCGAATGGTTATCCCGGAGTTGGTTGAGGTCACCTGTTCGTGAGGTAACCGTGAACCTGCTGAAGGTTTTCGTGAGCGACTGAAATGTGGTCCTGAACCCACCCCGGAAGCTGATCGTTGTGATCCAACAACGATGCGACCTCTTCGGCCATCTTCACCATGGAGGACAGCTTGCCCATCGCCATGCCTCCCTCTGAGTCAGAGGGATCTTCACCGTGAAGAAAGCGACTTGAGTCTAACTCACGTAATGCACATTCACACTCTTCTGCAATCAACCTTCTCAACATATTTGCCGATAATTTCATATACTTCCTTTTGATGGTTGTCGCCCAAGGGCGATGACGTCTCTCTTATTGCGAGGAACTTTCAACTTGTTAGTGACAGGGTCAACTTCATATCCGGTGGGAAGGATGCAATCCAAGAACGTCGCATCACCCAACGTCTTCATATCGTATCCTCTGAGGTCTTTGGCAAAAGAGGTCGAGCCAAAGTTACAGCGAGTGAACGTACAGCCACTAAAGTCGCAATTAGACAGTGTTGCATTGCTGAAATCGCATTCTTTGAAATTGGCATTTGTCATTGTGGTTTTATTGAAGACGGTGTTTATGAAACCACAGTTCGTGAATTTGGCACCCTGAAATGATGAATCCGTGATTTTACTCGACTCAAATCTCGAAATTGTGAACTGTGCTTGTCCGGCGATCACATGACGGATCGTCGTACGAAAGAAATTATTGCTTTCGAGTGTTGAATTTGAGAACTTAGAGTGACTCAAGTTTGCATCGGTAAAATCACATCCCTCGATTGAGGCTTCGTTGAAATTTGCGTACTCGCAATTTGTCCGAATGAAGTCACAAAAGCGTATCTCCGCAGACGTGAAGTCAACACGGGTCATGTTCGAATGAACGAACTTTTCCCTTGTGATGTTTTCACCGGACAGGTCTAACCCGCTCATGTCGCGACCGGAGGCAGGCACTTTTGTGAGCTCGAACGGAAAATCGACTGAACCTTTTTTAATAACGTCAACGAGCTCTACATTTGACGAGTCAAATATAACCACCTGATCAGGCTCATCAGCGTAGATGATTCCCGTGCCTTCGTCTAACACACCATCATAACCCAGATTTTTGAAAACGTTCGACCAGTTGTTCGCCTCTGGGTTTGACGGGTAGGCCAATTTCTTGGGATCCAACAACTGAGGGTCTCGAAATCTGATCAAGACGTCTCCCAAGAAATACCTTTTCTCCTCTACCTCTCCCGTCTTCATCGTCTTAGATACGGTTGTCGTCGGGACAGGCAGATTGGGAAATCTTGTTTCCCAACTACGAATGAGTGCCTCTCTTTTTTCAGAGAAAGATTTCCCCTGCCACGTCTTGTCTTGCAGTTTGAGATCATCAATCAATCCAAGAAGCCTGTTCTTGTCATTGATAACCTGTTTATTAAATGGGTTAGTTGCGTCAGCTGCCGCGGGATTTTCAGGTAAAGTCCTTTCCGTGCCTCTTGAGAGAGTACGAGCCACTTGCCAGATGCGTTCGCCTGGTTTGTTTGTTTTGAACTTTGCAAGCGTTGCGTCTATTTCTTTGATTTTGTTCGAATAGGTGTTTTTCAATATCGAGATATCGTATCGCAACTCGTCTTCCTGATACTTTGCGACATTCAAAATGCTTACGTCAGGCTTTATCCTGCAAACAATTGCATACTCTCTGCCGATCGCGAACGGTGCAATCTTCTCCGTGTCAAGTGGATACATGTAAAATCCCGTGGGAGTGTTGAACTCATTCAACGGATTGAGACCGAGTTTGGGGTACCTAGAGAAATGAACAAAGAGACCACCTTGTTTTTCGTACTGCACCAACATCTGCTGCCAACGAGGTAGGCTCTTTCCGGTCTCTCTCTTGTACCTAGTCGACATTTCTGAGACGACAGATCTGATATGTTGCTTGAGTAATTTGATCATATTGCCCTGAAATAAATTAAACAAACCCCGCGTGGGTCGCAGGCGGGGTCATCGTGATCATCTTGCAGGCTGCGGGGCCTATGTCAGAACTGCAGGACGCAGTTGTCGAACCTGAGGGTCAACGAGATCTCAAGGGGTGCACCGTCTTCATACGACAGGTCGCCGAAGTTGACTTCTGTCGGGAACGCTCCCTTGATGTCCCAGAGCTCCACCACGGTACCGACCGGATCGAGTAGCTTCAACTGGATGTCTCTCTTATAAAAGTCTGCGTAGCCACCGCGACCTGACACCGACTCGTAGCAGGTACGGATCCACTCCATCGCCTGCTGGGCACCGGACGGTGCGATCGGGTCGTGGAGGGTGACGCTGATCGTTCCGAATGTGGTCTTGCCCGCGATGTAGCGACGTGAGTTGATGAACGGAATCTCCTGTTCCTCGGTGCTCACGGTCGGACGTGAGGCCGTCTTGCAGATGTAGGCGTCAATGCCCTCGATCATGAGAACCCACCGGTTCTTGCGCTTGGGCTCGAATTTTGTAGGTAACATCGATGATACTTCAAGTGTCTCGGCCATTTTCTTCTCCTGTTTGTTCTAAATATTGCTCAACGTGAATTTAAACTTTCAAAATCTTAATTTGTCCAACCGAGCGAATCTTGCGTCGTCTTCGGCAGGAATTGGGTCTAGATCCGGTTCTTCATCCCAGTATCCCCCGGGATCGAGCTCCTCACCATCACCCAGGTATTCATCGTCCTCAGGTGAGTCGAGGTCTTCGACGTCATCGTACTCGCCCATGTCTGCGTCTGTGGGCAAGTACTGACCCAGTCTGCTGTCGAAGTATCCACCACGTTGTGCCTGCGGATTATAATGACCCCGCGGGGCCTCCCGAATTGTCATATTTTGACCCCGGGAGGCCCTTTGGACCTCTTCAAATATTATCTTTTTTAGTTCATTGACCGTAATTCTCATGTTCTTCTCAGGGTGACGTGGTGTTTATCACTGAAGGGTATTTGATACCTCAAAGTCAAGCGAGACGAACTCGATGGACTTTGTCGGCTGGACGAAGATCTTACCACGGACGGTGTTGTTCTCGATGTCCTGTTGTGTTGTCGTCGACGAGTCGATCACCACACTGAACCTCTCGAGGCCCGCCTGTGCCTGAATCCTTGCAAGCCTTGGGGTTACAGCTGCGCTGAAGCGAGCGAGTGTCGCTGCGCGATTTGGCTCGAAAAGGATCGTCTGGGCGATGTCGCGGACCTGACGCCTGATCTCGATGAGCAATCTACGAACGTTGACGCGGTCGAGAGCCGAAGCAGCCGCCTGAAGTGTCTTCTGCCCCCAGATGATTGGTCCGCCTGATCCCTGCAGTGAGACAATCGGATTGATTCTTGCGTCATACAATCGATCAAGGTCGGATTGTGACAATTTTACCTTGGCATCTATCGAGTCCTTTAACGAACCTCTCGTGAAACCTGCAGGTGCGAACCAAGGATGACCAACTTTGTCGTTCAGGGCAAGTGCCCCAAGAACCACAACAGAGGGAGGAACAATTACGTTGTTTCCGGTGTTGGGATCTCTCACATTTACGTCAGGGAAGTATGCTGCGGCGAAACTGTTGTCAATCAACCTCTCATTGAACGTTGAGATCGTGTTGCCTACATGGACATTCACGTCTGTGCCCAATCTGATGTCGATGCCGTCTTTGTCCCTCTGGATAATGTCCATGACGTAAAGGGCGTCGAATCTATCCCTCACAAACTCAGCGGCCATGTTAGTGACGTATTCCTGCCTGATACCCGGCATCGCTAGCAACTGAATGTCTACGTTCACAACGTTCTTGAGGATCTCAAGGGCCTTTGTGTAGGCCTTCACGACGCCGCCGTTCTCAGCACCTCTGTCAACCCACGACATGTCTGCATCTACTGCATTATCATTCAGGTCCGCGGAGTCACGATCAAAGATGTTGACGCCATCAAAACCACCTTGCATGATCATTGTGAATTTGGCAAATCTTCTGTTCTTGGTTTCAAGCAAGTCAGCGACCGTAAGAGGGTATCTTCCGGCCGGGGTTGATCCGTCTCTTGAATATCGAGATGACACCCAGTCTTCAGGGTTTGCAACACCATCAACGGTATGAGTTACCATTACGTTCTCTAGCGTAAACATATTGTTACAGAACCTATCTGCATCAATGATCCCAAGTTGGGCAGAATCAGGTTGACCAGAGTTGCTTCCTGTCAAGAAGCTTGCCTCTCCGACAGCGTAATTAGGGAAATATTTTGTGAAACTCTCGATTGAAGAGTTTTTCTTGATCGACTTGTTGGGTTCATCAACGCTTTCGAGTCTCTCTGTCAATACGCCCCAGTAAAGCCTGTTTGAGGCCTGGGCGATGTTGTTCTGAACGGATCCATTATTAATTGATGTCCTGAAAGGAAGTGGTGGAGTTACCACGCTCTTGAGGGCGTCGGTCGTTAGTATGATACCATCTAGGTCTCCGCCGGAGAGAGGCGCGCTGCCTGACGTAACAAGGTGATCGATTCCCCTGAATCCCATAGGAAGGGCTTCTTCATCAATTGTACCGAGTTCAATTGCGGGATCCACCTCTACCCTAACATAATTTGACTGAGCTGCGTAGTTTCCTTCGACGACAAGCTTTTGTGCCCTTTCGTCTCTGTCGAAGTCAAAAAACGTATGTGCATCCCCAATGACTTTAGAGATGTAACGATCGCTGCTTGGGTCAAGATTCAGGTTGGGATATTTGCCCAGGACTGACGTCTGATTGTCCCTGTCGTTAAATCTTCTGATGATTACGTCAAAAGATCCGAACCTGTAGGCAGAGCCTTGACGTGCGGGAGTCAGGTTCTCTATCGAGATCTTAAACTCCGATGAGACTCCTGCACCTGCACTCAGGGCATGGAATCTAAACAAGTTAACGGGCTTTCCACCAAACCTCTGAGAGATGACCCAGGGTGACTTCGCATGTGAAAACCTGTCGCTGAATGACTCATAGTTTGGAACTGTCGCAGACGCTGCATCTCTTCCCAAAGAGCTTGTCAAAAGAAAGACGCCCAAGGCCTCTTTCCCAGAGACTGGGACCGCATTGGTAAGTCCGGTTGCCGTAACAACTGCCTCCGCAGGCATGATATCCCAGTTGGCATACAGGCAGTGTCCGTGCTGTCTGATCTTTGATGGATCTTTGTTGAGTTTTGTTGCAAAGTAATCTGGGAACAAAGGGTTTAACGAACAGGTTAGTACGTTAGGTGTATCGGCGACGTTGATGTGACCATTCTGAAGCAACACGAATGTCTGGTTGGCTGTTACCACGTCTCCGACGTAGCTTCCCTTGAGGCCGGCGCCGCCCTTTCTTGCTATAAGCGTTGATGACGGATTATCGCTTAGCGTTGTTGTCAAAAATGAAGATGAGACGTTCAGAATGACACCTGACGCTGCCATCAACACGCCTCGAATGATCGGTACAGAAATATTATCTCCGGCAGTCTGCAGGCCCGCAGCAGAGAAAGAGGTAGATCCGGCCGACTCTGACATGAATGTGCCAAAGAAGTACGTACGACCCGGGTCTCCTCCGGAGTTTGCATACGGATTTTGATCGATGTCGCCCAAGTACGTATCAACCACTGTACGTGGAAGATCACCTCCGACCACAAATCCTGCATTCGTAACAGACCCATCATCGTTACGTTTTTTACCGTCACCCACGCCAAGTACCCTGAGGTAAGTGACCGATCCGGCACCTTGTCCCAGCCATTGTGCTACGGCCATAGGCCCAAACTTTTTACCGTCAGTACGTCCGAACTTGTCATAAAAGTCAGACAGGTTTCCAACAGTGACAGGTACAAATGCAGGCCCCTTTGTTGACGTACCGACAATTCCCGCAGGAACGCCGGACGGTTGGGTTGTCACGGGACCTGATGAATCTATCTCAGTTGCGGTTACTTTTGCGCTTCCTTGTGCCATGTTTATGCTCCCATTTAGACACTAAATATTCATGAACTCAAATTCAAGTTATTAAACAAACTGTACGCCGCTATTTGTGATGATGAAATCAATTGCGATGTATTCAATGACCCTGGTCGGAACAATCACAATTTTGCCGTTTAGACGGTTGTTATCAAAGTCGTCCTGGCTATTATTCGTTTCATTCATCACGACCTGGAATGCTTCAATTCCTGCCTGCGACTGTATGAGACTGAGTTGTAGCGATGCATCGGCCACAAATCTATTTCTTACCTCGGGCGTATTTTGCTCAAAGATCAACCTTTGAGCGATTGCGATCACGACTCGTTTCACCTCAAGCAACAAGCGTCGTACGTTCACCCTATCCAACGCTGATTTGGAAATTTGCAAGGTCTTTTGCCCATAGATGACATATCCCAAGCGAGGGAACGTGGCGATCGGGTTGATCCTTGAGTCGTACAGGGAATCCCTGTCCGAGACATTGAGGCGAACACCAACATTTGTCACAAAGTCAAGCGCGGCACGATTAAAACCTGCAGGTGCAAACCATGGATACGCAACTCTGTCGTTGTAGGCAAGGGCGCCGAGCGCTGCAATCGACGCAGGAACTTTTACCTTCCTGCGATTCGTAGCATCATCAATGAATACGTCCGGGAAATAGGTTCCTACGTAATTATTGTCGATCAGTCGACCGTCAAATGATGCAATTGTGTTGTCTACGCTGACGCGCTTGACCGAATCGTCGAACAGTCGCTGTGCATTATCATCATAAGCAGGAACGTCCATCACATAATAAGACAGACCGTAATCCTTCACCTTTGCCATCGTATAATCGGTGAGATAAGGCTCTCTGATTCCCGGAATTGCGATGACGTTTACGTTTACAGAAAGTGGGTCAGTCATCAGGTCAACTGCCGTCTTGTACGACATGACCGTGGAGTTAGCAGAGCCTGCACCCGCAAAATTCGTAGTAAATCCCGGCGAACTAAAGCTAGTTGAAGCGCCAGAATCAAACGACGCAGCTTTGTCATTTAATCTTCTTGCGTTTCTATCTAGGATGTTTACGCCATCCCAGCCGCCATGCATAAAAGTGACGAACTTGGTGTATGGAGAAAACTTATTGAATTCCGATGGGGTCAGTTCTTTCAACAAGGTTGCCATTGTGTACCGATTACCCAAGAAATCATCAGAAATTGTGTAACTCGATGGATTCACTTTTCCGTTTCTAATGTAGGCTGCTTCTCTCATGTGTTGTTCGACAGAACCTGTCAAGTTAGACCTTGAGGTGGCAGAGAGGGCTACGCGTGCCAAAGTAAATTTATTGTTATTTAAGTTGTCTGCGCCTGAACCCGTTACAAGAGCATCCAATTTCATGATACCCATAAACTTGGACAAGGACGAAATCAATCCGTTCTTTTCGCTTG